CTTCGGCCAGGTCGAGGGCGAGGAGGCCCTCGGCGTCGACGTGCTGGGCGGTGAGCCCGATGGCTTCGGCTTCGAGGGTGCGGAGCCGGACGGTGGCTTTGGTTAGCTCGGCCTTCGCCCCCTTGCTGAGCCGGCGGTATTCGGCGTAGTCGAGCGGGTCGTCGGGGTCGTTGACGTCGGCCTCCATGGCGAGGAGGTTGGAGTGGCGGAGGGCGACCTCGGCTCGGGCCTGGTCGAGCGCCCCCTGGTCGACCGTGACGGTCCGGCCGACGTCGCCCTCGCGGAGGCGGCGGACGGCGAGCTGGTCGAGCGCGTCCTCGACGGCGGGCCCGTTGATCCGGTTACGGCCGCATCCTCCTTTCTGGGAGAGACAGGTCCAGACATGGCAGAGGTTTTTCCGGTTGTGGCGGTAGAGCCGGCCGCCGCACTCGCCGCAGACGAGGAGCCCGGTGTAGGCCCCCCGGTGGCGGGAGCCGCCGTAGACGGCGAGGTTGGCGTCGAGGCGGGCCTGGAGGGCGTCCCAGGTCGGCCGGTCGAGGATGGGCTCCCAGGCTCCGGGCCCGTAGATGACCTGGGGGGCGCGGTCCCCGTCGTCGTCGGGGGGCGGCTGGTAGGTGATGAGCCCGACGAGAGCGGGCCGGGAGAGTCGCTGGCGGACCTGGACGGTGTCCCAGGCCTTGTCGGTGAACATCCGCGGGACGCTCCCCTCCCAGTCCCGAGCGATGGCGGCGAGCGTCGAGCCCCCGAGGAGCGCGGTGACCGCGGCCCGGATGACGGCGGCGTCCTCGTCGACGACGGTGAGGCCGCCCTCCGCGTCGGGGTCGAGGCGGTAGCCGTAGGGGGCTCGGGCTCCGGCGTAGCGGCCGGCGTCCCGGGTGGCTTTGCGGTCCTTCATGGTCCGCTCATGGGTCCGCTCGACCTCGTACTGGGCGAGGTCGGCGAGGAGTCGAGCGGAGACGCGGCCGGCGGCGGTGGAGAGGTCATAGACCCCGGCTTCGAGGGTGGTGATGGCGATGTCGGTCCCCCGCTGGCCGAGCTTTTTGACGGTGTCGAGGAGGGCCTGAAGTTCTCGGGGGTTGCGGTGGAGGCGGTCGGCGTGCGGGGTGACGATGTGCCGGACGGTGCCGGCCTCGACGAGGCCGACGAGACGGTCGTAGGCGGGCCGCTTCTTCCGGAGGTTGTTGACCTCGCGGCTCCCCGCCTCCCTCGCGCTCTTCGAGTTGTCGACGAAGAAGGGGAGCCCGGTCTCGGGGTCCGGCCGAAACCGGACCCCCTGACGTTGGGCCCACTGGGCGAGGAGGAGGGCGTCCCGTTCGATGCCGTGGCCGAGGAGGTCGCGGTCGACGCTCATACGGAGATAGCCGACGAGGTCGGCGTCGGGGTCGACGATGGCGTCGAGGAGGTCATGGTCGGCGAGGACCCCGCGGACGACGGCCTGGCCGATGCGGTCGGCGGCCTGGGCCCTGGTCTCCTTCCGGGGGCTCATCAGTAGCCCTCCGTCATCCATTGGGGCGTCCCGTCGCGGAAGTAGGCGACGTTTCGGCCGACGGAGAGGTCCCGGACGTAGGCCTGACGGAGGCCCGAGGAGAGCGAGAGGTCGATAGCCGCGCAAACGGCGAGGTTGTAGTCGTCGGTCCTGGTCGTAAAACGGCCGTCATCCCCGACGCGGACTCCGTAGGTCTCGCTCATGACGTCCTCCCCTCTTCGAGGTCGGCGATGGCCTCGACGAGGTCGGGGTCGGTGCGGTAGAGGTCGGCGAGGACCTCGGCCCGCATCCGGGCGAGGCTCTCGCGGTAGGCGCGGGTGGGTACTTCCTGATTTGATTTGGTGGTAGCCATACCTCTCACCGTAGCACTCCGAGTAAACAAACTCTTTTCTCGGGGCGGTGAAAAGTGTTTGTCTACTCAGTAAAGCCCAGGTCAGAGGCGGTGACGAAAGTCACTCCGAACTTTTCCGGCGGTCGATCTCGTCGAGGCGGCCCTCCAGCCGGGCGACGCGCTGGATGAGGCGGACGTAGACGATGACGAGGGCGAGGAGGAGGGCCCCGACGACGGAGTCCGCGGCGGCGACCACTAGCCCCCCCGGGAGTGGTGGCCTCCGTCGTCCTGCTCGGGGACGGCCTTGCCGGTGACGCGGTGGACGTCCCCCGCGGGGGCGGCGGCGTGCGCGGTGATCTGCTCTAACCAGGCGGCGTCGACCGCGATGGGGCCGGCGACGGTTCCGGACGCGTCGCGGTTGCAGACGAGGCCGTCGACCTGGGCCTGGGAGATGAGAAACCAGTCAACATTTTTCGCATCGTCGAGGGAGTCACAGGGCCGGGAGTTGGCCCGCATATCGGTGAACCACCAGCGGCCCCCGGTGTTGGGCGCGAATAGACAGTAGGGCATGTCGTCATCCTTTCGAGGCTGGGGGACGGTGTCGGGGGTTTCGCCTCGGGCCATGGCGAGGACGTCGTCGATGGGGAAGTCGGGGCCGCAGTCCCAGTGACCTCCCCCCATAGAGCCAAGGTCATTGTGCTGACAGACCCCGCGGACGCTCGGGTCCTGGGCCTCGTCGGGGCTGAGGAGGTCGAGCGGGATGCCGAAGTAGTCGGCCTCCTCGGCGACCCACGCGGCGGTATTGGCGAGCATGGTCGGATGAGCGGCCCAGTCGTCGGCCGTCCAGCTCGCGAAGGCGCATAGCTCGGCCTGGACGCTCCAGGGGTTGGCGTCGGACGCGGTCCAGGCTTTGGAGCCCCGCTGGACGTATTCCCCGACGGTGTTGGGGGTGTCGTCGATCCCTACATGACTGGAGGCCTGGACGGCGGGGTTGCCGAAGTAGCTCCCTAGCTCCTGGTAGGTGAGGGCTCCCTCCGCGGTGTGGAGGACGATGGTGGTGACGGTCGCCCCCTTACGGTCCGAGTAGTTCGGGCTCCAGATGGGGACGCGGTCCAGGCTCATCGGTCCGGCTTCGGGATGGGCTCATGGCTCGGCTCCTCGTCGGGTTCGGGAGCCGGCGGGGGCGGGGTGGTGGGTTCGGGCATGGTCAGACTCCTCCGATGTCGATGGCTTCGAGCCAGGTTCGCTCCGTCGTCGAGGCGACAATGGTGGCGTTACCGCCGACCCCTTCGATGGTGAGGAGGTAAGTGTGCTGGCCGGCCCCGGGCTGGATGGTTTGGCCGAAGGTGCCGCCGGGGCCGCCGCCTCCCGCGTTGGGCGGGTACTGGCACGAGGCGATAAGGGTCCCGGTGAGGGTTCCCTCCCGGATGCGGACGAGGCCGGTGGCGGTGGAGACGGAGAGGTTGACGCCGCGGACCATGGCCTCCAGGCGGATGTTCCGGTTGGCGGGGACGATGACGGTGATGGAGACGGCGATGGTGGCCTCGGGGCCCTGGGGGCCGGCGGTGGTCGTCCGTTCGGCGTAGCCCCCCACTAGGCGGCCCTGAGGGAGTTTGGTGAGGTCGACCTGAGTGGGCCGGCGGTCCGAGAGGTTGCCGGCGGACAGGCTGGCGGAGCCGCCGACGACGAGGATTTGGGCGAGGGCGACAGCTCCGGCGGGGACGGCGGGAATGGCGGGGCTGGCGGCCGCGGTGCCGGAGATGACCTGGAAGATGAAGTCGTTATTTGTCCCGCCGTCGAGGTCGTTTCCTCGCGGTTGGCAGACGACGAGGTCGTAGCGGTTGAGTCCCGCTCCGGGGGCGGTCGGTGAGGTAACGACCTCGATGGCGTCGGAGTAACAGAGAACGGAGCCGGTCGAGTTGACGGTCGGGGCGACGACCGCTCCCGGGGTGATGTTCATATTCATGGAGCCGCCGGGGACGGAGACCGCGCATCCGTAGACGGCGGGGTTGGGCCAGAGGGTCCCGATGAGCCGGCGGTCCAGGGCGGCCCCGTAGCTTCCGGCTTGCTCCCAGAGCGGCGTATTGCGGGTCATGGGCGGCCTCCTAGCGGTGGGCGAGGTTGTTGAGGTCGGCGTTGGCGAGAGTGAAGATGTCCCGGAGGGTGACGTCGGGCCGGCCGACGGTGAGTTTGACGTCCTCCTCTCCGTCGTCCCCGATGACGTAGTCGA